GCCGCTGATCACATTTACTGGCGATACGTGGAGAAATACAGGCTGTTATGACCAACCCATCCGAAAAAAGCCTAGCTAACCTGCGCCCCTTTGCTAAGGGGGAGTCTGGCAACCCGCGCGGAAATACGACTGAGGCTTGGGCTAAACGTCGCAGGAATGCTGAGAAGGCTGAGATTATCCATACTTGGTGGTTGGACACGATTGAGCGGGTTACTGAGGGATATACAGATGAGCAAAGGCTGGAGTTGATTAAACACCCGCAAGTGTTGAACCTAACGCGAGATGCTATGGATCGGTATTATGGGAAGGCGGGGCAGCAGTTGGATTTGCTGTCGAGTGACGGATCAATGTCACCCCGTGGCGCTGAATCAGAAGCTGTATTGGAGGCATTGAAACGCAAGCATGGCGCTGACACCTGAAGCGATTGCGCTTTATAGGACAGACCTGTTAGCGTATTCCGAATACATGTTTAAGCAACGGCGCGGGATGGATTTCCTGCCAGCGGAACACCATAATACGGTTTGTTCCGCGCTTGAACGTGTGATAGTTGGGCAAGTGCGGCGGTTGATTATCAACATACCTCCGCGATCTGGCAAGACGGAATTGGCCGTCAAGAACTTCATTTCCTTCTGCATGGGTAACTGGCCTGACTGCGAATTTATTCACGCCAGCTATTCAATGGACCTAGCAACTGCAAACGTTTCCGAAACTCGGAACATTATGCAGCACGAATCCTATGAGGAGATATTTGGGCCAATATCATTCCGGCGTGACAGTAACGCTAAGGACTTCTTTAAGACGGATGAAGGCGGTGCGGTTAAGGCTGTAGGCACAGGAGGTGGCATTACAGGTTTCGGCGCTGGAAAGATGCGGGCTGAGTTTGGCGGTGCTATCATTGTCGATGACCCTCACAAGCCTATGGACGCAACCTCAGACACCATGAGGCAATCAACCCTGTCTTGGTTTCAGAACACGCTAGAGAACCGCAAGAACAGTAATGAGACGCCGATCATCGTTATCATGCAGCGGCTTCATGAAGAGGATTTAGCCGGGTTCCTAGAGGCTGGTGGAAACGGTGAACCTTGGACTGTCGTGCGCATCCCAGCTATTGCGGATGATGGTTCTAGCTTTTGGGAGGCTAACAGCAACTTCTCAATCAGCACCCTGCGGCGTATGGAGTCAGCTAATGCCTATGTGTTTGCTGGCCAGTACATGCAGATTCCAGCCCCAATCGGCGGCGGTATTCTTAAGGACATTTGGTATAAATACTGGGATATTCTACCCAAGCTGAAGTGGCGCAAGATTTATGCTGACACCGCCCAAAAGACAAAAGAGAATAATGACTACTCAGTATTCCAATGCTGGGGCGATGATGGCGGCGGTGGAAAGTATCTGATCGACCAGTTGCGCGGCAAATGGGAAGCGCCTGAGTTGATCGAAGTTGCGCGCGGCTTCTGGGCAAAGCACAAGGCTGCAGACACCACCATACACGGTCAGCTTAGGGCCATGATGGTAGAAGATAAGGTTAGCGGCACAGGGTTAATCCAGACGCTTGCACGGGAGCGCATTCCTATCCTTGGCATTAAGCGCCTTATTGATAAAAAGACGCGCGCAATGGATGCGGCCCCTCAGTTGCAGGTGGGTAACGTTTATCTGCCTCGTTCTGAGTCTTGGGTTGCTGGCCTGATTGCTGAATCGTCGCAGTTTCCAAACGGAAAGCATGATGACCAGTTGGACCCTATGTTTGATGCTGTTATTGATCTGGATGGCGGATTCGATTGGAGCGCAGTCTAACCCTTGACATTTTCAATTACAGTTACTATATAAAATGGCTGGGGAGCGCGACAACGCTCAACCCAGCCAAAACATATCGGAAATGGAAGTTCCTCAATGTCCAAGATACAGATAACACCTAGTTGGAAAGATGTCAAGCCTGAAGGGTTTTACGTTTACATTCATAGACGTGCTACGGATGCTAGCGTGTTTTATATAGGAAAGGGCAGTTTCCGACGCGGGTGGGATAAATTTCCTAGAAGTGATTGGGGGATAAGCATTGCAAAGAAAAATGGCGTATTAGTCGAAGTATACAAAAGTGGTATGTCTGAAGACTGTGCGAATACCCTTGAGAGGATACTAATAGCCAAGCACAGATACATAGAAGACAGAATTTGCAATATGTCAGGTGGCGGTGAAGGTTCTAGTGGCTGTGCATCAGTTAATAGAAAAAAGGTTTATTGCAGCAACGGAATGGATTTTGCAAGCACCGTTGAAGCATCTTTGTGGGTATCCCGAGAGTTGGGGATATATACGTGCTTTAGTGCCATCGCTGCATGTGCCTCTGGCCGGATATATAGCTCTTATGGATTCACATGGTCATACGAAGGTCAGCCGTCAGATTACATAGAGCCATCATCTAGACGGCGCGCTCACTTCAGTAAGCCTATATTCTGTTCCAATGGAATGATTTTTGAATCGCTCACCAAGTCGGTTCAATGGCTGCAATCTAATGGAAAGCCAAATGCAAATATAGGAAAGGTAAGTGTAGCAGCCAGAAACTCACACAGAACAGCCTACGGTTACTCTTGGTCATATATTTAGATAACCGCGCAACATAATACCCATAACCCAGCGATATGCGTATTTAACCCCGCCAGTTTCCAAGCGGGGTAAATTATTACAGCGACTCCTCATAATCCAGCGCCATAACGATGTAGTATTTAGCCGCTGATGTGTTAGCGGTGTGTCTGGCCGCGTGTAGTAGGGCTAGGGTTAGATACTTGCGGATTAGGTGCATGGTGTGACTTTGGCTTGCGTGAAGTCTGGCGTTCCATCAATAAGTGGGAATGACAGATTTACATAGTTGGCATCGGTATACGGTCGGTTATCGCCTTCAAGATGGCCAGACCACAATTTTCCATCATTATCTTTAACGATTGCAACGTTAAGGCTTGCCCACTCCACTACAGGCCCAAAAACCACATCCCACTCAGGTGTCAAGCTGATTGACCGCCCATCTGCATCCCAAACATACGCAGGCGAATCCCCAGACACAAGCCAAGCCTTTCCGTTGTCTGCGACGTGGATGCAGGTATATTCGCCGTGTTCTCGCGTCTTGTAGGTTTTTTCTAGTTCGAAGCGGGGTGCTGGTGCTGGCTCAACCTCCCAGTGCGTAAAGTAAAGCGGATCGTCCTTATTTTCTGGACCAATCCCCAGCAAGTCAATTCCGTATGAGTTGACATATTTAACTTCATGTATCGTGCCTACATCAAGCCCACAGTTATTGTAATCCGTATGCAAAATCCGCACACGATCCCCCACTTTATACTTACTCATTTCCCAAGCCCTCCATATATTCGCAGTTGTGACCAACGGTATGCGACCATGACTTGCTGCAATCCTCGTTATATGCCAGCCCATCAGTATCATCATGCCAAGCAATAGTCCCAACAGGCCAACCATACACGTAATCAGTAATGCGGACCTTCTTATATCCGCGCCGTTCTGCCTCATTCATTTCCCAAGCCCTCCAGAGCTACATTAATCTGTTTCCATTCAGCCAGCGTCAACTCCAACGCCAGCCTGCCTTCTAGGTAAATGATTACCGCCTCGTTGTCAACAAGCGAAACAGTTACGCCGTCTTTATTGTATGCTTCGGTCATCTAGCAACTCCCATCGCATGGCTTGGCCTTACACGTTTTGCATACCATAGGTGAATAGTAGCAATCATCAACTGATTCGCCTTCATATGTTGGGCCTCCACATTCGGGGCATTCCCCATCAGGCTCGTCAGCATATTCTTGTCCGCAGCAAGTCATGGCGTGAACTCCTTAATAATCTCAGCCGCCAGATACAGTGCCTCGTCTTCATCCAATAGGCCATCGCAAGGCATTCTAGATCCGCCATCATCAAACGATACGCGCAGGTATTTCCCGTCGCGCGTGAATGTCAGGAATGAATCGCCTGATTCGAATCGGTGGTTCATGTTCCACTCCTATAGACTGGCATTATAATATATTCCCGATAGTCATCCTCATTATTATCTATAATTTCTAGGGCTTCTTCCTTATCTACTCCATATCGACAAAGGGCATCTCCCCACTTGTTTTCCGCATATTTCAAAAGCCCATCGTCTGAAATAACCATAATCACATAGCGTTTTCGTGCCATTATAGTTCCTCGCCAAAGTGGTTTAGGATTGCGCGTGCTACATCAAGCGCCTCTGTTTTACTCATATGCAGCCAACCTTCCGCCCCCTGAATAGTCATAATGTTTTCAAATGTTGGGTCAACATATAGCTTGACCTCGCCAACATCTGACAACTCAACATCATCTTCGTCAACATCATAAAACCGCCCAAAATCACGAATCATCTTATTCCACTCCGCTGATTTGCTACTCCCCACCACATAGCATACCCTACGCATCATTGTCAACAGGTAATCAATGGCACCTCGTAAGAAACCTACGCCCTCCCGACCATACGCCAAAGCAGTAGTGCAGGTGAGCGATAGCCTATCGACGTTCACGCAATCGACGGCGCTTTCTATCCTTGGCGGTAGTACGATGGGGTATGTGGATAGCCCGTTTGGTAGCCATTACGCTAAGGATGCCACGACTCTAGCGGCGTTCTACGAGTCTAGCTGGATTTGTCGAGCGGCAGTAGATGGCATCCCAGATGATTGTTTTAAGAAGGCATATCAGTGGGTGGCTGACGCGCAACAGATCACCGCTATTGAAAACCTAGAGAAGCGGCACAAGGTCAAGAAAAAGAAAAAGCAGGCACTAGCTTGGTCTAGATTGGATGGGGAAGCCTATATCTACATCGACACTGGGCAGAATGCTGCTACGGAACTATTCCCGGATCGCATCGGCAAGGATGGGTTGAAATTCCTGAATGTCATGCGGATGCGCAGCGTTCGTAAGGGCCAGTTGATTCAAGACCCGATGAGTCAGTATTACGGCGAGCCTGAGTATTACGAGGTAAGCTCTGGGTCTACTACGCAGCGTATCCATCCTTCCCGCATGGCTAGGTTTATTTCTAGCCCATCGCCTATTGATGGATCGGGCAAGTCTGTGCTTACGTATTTGCTACAGCCCATCATTGCGGCTGAGACGGCGCGTGATAACACGGTTGCGCTTACGACTGAATCACTGATTGACGTGATGAAGGTTTGCGGCCTGATGGATTCGTTGTCAGATCCGGTGCAGGAAGCTGCTATGGTCAAGCGGTATGCGCTGGCTAGGCAGATGAAGGCCACTAATCGCATGATGGTTATTGATATGGACAAGGAGGACTTTGACCGTAAGCCCTCCACATTCACAACGCTGCCGGATGTAATAGAGACAATGAGGCGTGAGGCTGCTGCTGCGATTGGCATCCCATACGCACTTTTGTTTGGATCACCTGCAGGTCTTGGCGCTAATGGCGAGACTGAGATTAAGAATTATTATGATAACATCGCTACAATCCAGCGCAACGATATTCAGCCAATTTGTGAGAATATTGATGAGTGTGTGATTCGGTCGGCGCTGGGGTCTAGGCCGGAAGAGATTTATCTTGACTGGCTTTCATTGTATGAAGTTA